CCTGTTCCAGTAGAAGCTCCTGCCCCACCACCTCCAGAACCATAATTGGTAGTTCCGTGTCCAGCCGTACTAACTGCTCCTGCTCCACCTCCTCCACTTCCACCTGTACCTGTAGAAGATCCAGACGCTCCACCACCACCACCTGCTCTAGTAATAGATGCTCCTGTTATAGAAGATGCAGATCCTGCACCGCCCGTTCCTCCAGAAGTTCCATTGGAATCTCCACCAACTGCTCCTGCGCCTCCACCGCCACCACCGGGATAATTTGGGGCTAATGCACCGTTACCACCATCATGCCCTTGACCTGCTGTTCCTGCTCCGACTAAAAAAGTCCAACTAGATGGTGAAATCTCTGATGAAGCTCCACCAGATCCACCGGGTGCTCCACTTTTCATGTGACCGTATACATCACCTCCTCCATAACCAGAACCACCACCACCTCCACCAATATTGGTTATAGATGAGAATACAGAGTTACTTCCAAAAGATCCCCTCGTAGTACCTGTTGATCCTGCACCACCAGCCCCTACGGTAATTGAGTATGATGTTTCTGAAACAGAAAAGCTTCCTGCGGTTCTGTAACCCCCTGCTCCACCTCCACCACCGCCAGTTTCACCCCCTCCACCACCGCCAGCAATAACAAGATATTCTACTACCTCATCCTCGCCTAAATTGGTAACTTCAAAAGTTCCACTAGAAGCAAAAGTTCTTATTTTATAATCACCAGAAGTAGCTACCGATCCACCAGTTGCAACCATTCCATCATAATGACCCCAAGTATCACCGTTCTTATTAGTGTAAAGTGAGGCTGTGCCACCGTTGTGATGCGAAATATTATCTTCCGCAATTCCGTTAATCGTTGCTATAGTTCCCATTAGGCTAAAGTCACATAATCAGATGAAGGGTTAAAAAAGATAATATCAGCCGTGACTGCATATCCAACCGTTCTGACAATATCCCCACTCCCAGAAGGTTTAGTAGCTGTAATTTCACCAATAGACCCACTCACATAAAGTGGCACTCCGATAGTCCAGTTCCATGTATCGTCTCTGACAAAACTGCCAGAGAGAGCTACATTCATCGCTTGCCCATCTGTCTTCGCTTCTAAGGCAATCCCCAACAAATTAATAGAAGTGCCTGAAGCATCTGCATCAGCCTCTAACCATTTCCCATTAGCATTGAGATAAACTAAATCCATAATAGTAGAACTAAATCCAGCGTTTAAGGTACTAGTTTGTGGGCCATTAGCTGTATGATCTGTGTCTGGAGTAGCGTCAAGTGATAAAGCACCATCTTTACCAACGGCAAGATGTTCTCCATCAATACTTGCAGCAGCATAGTGTTCTGAATCTATAGCATCATCAGCGATATGAGCATTATCTATACTTGCATTAACATAGGCATCGCTATCCACGGATTCGTCTGCAACTGGAGTTGCCTTAACAACACCTGAATCTCTACCTAAATTTTTATTTACTATTCCACTCATAGTTTATATTCCTTTATAATGTTTGATCGAGGTAACTGACCACAACATCCACATTGGCAGAACTAGCCGTTGCTGCACATAAATGATCTGTGCCTTCTATAACAAATTTAGTTGTATGTTCAAATGTTTCATTAGCTCCTAATGCTTGATCGGAATAGATTTCATAGTCAGTTCCACCGCCATTGTCATCTATGTAAAGATCAAAAGTTTCTGCTGCTCCTGCCGTTTCACAAAATGTGATAGAGAGAATGGTATAAGTATGCCCACTCACTCCGTTGATAAGAACTGATTCCGAATTAGTCACACCAGCAGTGTGTGACACTTTTAGTAATTCTGATGCCATAATTTTCTCCTAGAAGCCCAATACTAGGGCTTTGCCTGTACTGGAAATTGACGGGTTCATAATTGTTGTTGATGAAGTGATGTTGTACGCTAAAATATCTAAATTAGCCCCAAGCTGTGGTGATCCGTCATCAGAAACTTCTGAAATCATACCACTCGTTGAGACTGCGGCTACTTGCCAAGCTGATCCACTATACACTCTTAAATTATTAGCAGAGGTATTAAAATAAAGATCACCAGCATTTAAACTATCACCATCATTATCGGTTGCTGGGTCACTTGATTTAGCACCTAAATAGGTATCGTCAAACGTATCTGCTGAAGCGGCTGCTGCGGTAGCACTTGAAGCTGCGGCTGTCGCACTGCTTGCTGCTGCTGTTGCACTGGTCGAACCTGCACTCGCACTCGATGCTGCTGCGGTGGCTGAACTTGCTGCGGCTGTTGCTTTCGTTGTGGCTGTACTCGCTGATGTACTTGCGGCTGAAGCACTGGCGGCCCCTTTTATACTGTAATGTTTTGCTGAATATTCAGAACCATCAACTGTATCATCTTCTGCGTTGGTTGCCCATTGTTTAGCAGCACCCTTACCTGAAGTATCAGTTACACCCGTACCACCTATAGCATAGGCTTTAGCGGAGTATTCACTACTTGCGACAGTCCCATCTGTTTTAGTAGCCCAGTCTTCCGCAAGGTTCTCTACCCAACTTAATTGTCCTGACCCGTCAGTTTTTAAAAGATAATTAGCGGTGCCATCGGCTTGAGGCCATTTCTGCCCATCTAGGATTATATCCCCAGTACCATGTGGTGTTATTGTAACACTGCCATTGGTATCCGTTGAACTAATGGTATTCCCATTGATGTCTATATTGTCTACTTTCAGGTTGTCTATTTTACTTGAGCTATCAACTACGATTGCCTTTGATGCGGTCAATGTTCCTGCTGTGACATCAACAAAATTCAGTTCAGAATGCGTAGAAGTAACAATCCCAGTAATGCCGGGGAAGTCAGTCAACAACGCACTTTTAACATTTCTTATATGATCGTCACCCTCAGACCTTGGGTCAGTCCCAAGCGGATTGGTAGCATCAAGATCATCTATGTGTGTTACACTCTCTAAGCCCATTTATTTCTCCTTACTGCAAACCAACATCAATAACCCAAGTACCATTATCTGCGGCAAAGGCTAAACTTATTTTAACTGTATCTATTCCTTCCACATCCATATAAAACCATCCAGTAGCACCACTCAAAGCAGCTAAATTGCCAGAACAACCCAATAATGGTCTGGTTGGACTCGTAAAATCACCTGACGTAGTTGGCCCTGCTATCGTTGCATAGACTGTATTTGTAGCGTGTGGTTTTGCATCAATCTGGAATTGGTCAAACGCCTGTACTGAAGCAGTTACAAGACAGAAAAGTTTTTTATAATTTCTTGTCTGTACTGTTACTGCCTCGACTAAAACCTGATCGTCTGTCGCATCAGTAGCAGTTTCACTGTGATAAACCATTATTTGTTTCTCCTATTTTATGCGGATAATGGCCCAGTTGTGAGTCCACCTTGACCGACTATGTACCAGTTACCATTTGTAAAAAGCAAATGCACACTATCTCCTGCATCGCTAAAAGTTATAGTTGTATAACCACCTGCGTTACTTGGGGTTAATGTACCATTACCACCATCCGTTTTAAGAATGATAAATAAATGCTGCCCTTCTACTCCATCAGCTAATGTTCCTGCTTGGGCACCCGTGGTAGTCCATTCTGCGATTGATCCAGTTATCGGGATTGCTCCTGCACCACTTAAAGTCGTGGTTTCAGAAGTCATAAAACCACCTTGAACATCTACCTTACCACTACCTTTTGGGATAAGATTTAAGTTGATATTAGAATCAGAACCTTCTGCTGCTACAGCAGGGCCGGATGCCGAATCAGCATTATGTACGCCTATGTAGTTAACAGGAGTGGATGATTCAGTAAATATAATATATTCGTCACCACCTGCGTCTTTAATCCCCTGCGTGGTATCAATCATTATCGAACAAGCATCAAAATCAACGTCACCTGTCCCATTGGGAGCGATTAACAAATCTCCGTTGGTATCAGTTGTTGATATGGTGTTGCCATCAAGATCAATATTATCTACATTAATTGTGTTTAGTTTACTTGAACTATCAACTACCAATGCCTTGGAAGCAGCTACGGTACCTGCTGTTACACCGTATAATGCGTTTAGTTCAGTATGCGTTGCACTCATAACTCCACCAATGTTTGGGAAGTCAGTAGTCAACGCTGTTTTTATATTTCTGATATGGTCATCACCTTCACTTACTGGATCACCCACAACAGGATTTGATGCGTTTAAATCGTCTATGTTTGTTACAGATTCTAATGCCATGATGTCTCCTAATCAGACCAAATTTCGTTAATTGAATTCCAGTTTTGCCTTATGTTTTTCCAACTCATACCTAGATCAACACTCCATTCAGTCCAGTTATCCTCCCAATTGTCTGAATTTGTATTCCAGTTATCGCTAATGGTGTTCCAGTATTGTACCTGCGTTACTCTTGTCCATGTAGTGCTTGCCATTTAAATACCCCTGTGGTCACTTCTTACAGCTAATGCCCCACCAGAATGTCTATCTTTTTCATCAGCAGTTGCTATTGCATCAATCGCTTGATTAAAATAAAGCCCCCACATCTGCGCTGACTCTGGATTTTTAACAAAAGGCTCTGCTTCTAATAAAGCCCCATAAAGCAACAGATCAGAGTGATCTTCTAGTAGTTTATTGCTTGTATGACTGTCTGAAAGATGTGAAAACTTTTCATAAAATACCATCTCTAAAGTATAAACCCCACCGGGTTTTGGCCCAATTCTTATTTCGTTACCTACTAATGTATAAAATTTCGGTCTACCTACTGTACCGCCAACTTCTGTGTCAAATCTTTCTGGGGTTAAATAACTTAAATCTCTTATAGGACTTGTCTTTAATGCAAAATGACGCATCTGTATGTAACCATCAGGCAAACCGTAATATTCTTGGTTCGCTACAGTTGACATTTCTGCTCTATGTTCCATAGAACGCACCCTGATATGTCTGTTTATTCTATCTTCTGCAAGACTAATAAAATCAGGAATATTGTCAGTTAAATCATCTCTATCCAACCAAGAAGCGATTGAAGTTTTTAGTTTTGCATATGAATCAATAGCCATAATTTATAAATTACAATCTATAGTTCTAAAAAGGCGGTTGTCTGGATCGTTAAGCCACTTTCTAAAAGCAACTCTATCGAACCAGACACCACTTTTCATTAATTGGTCAACAACGACATTTGGGATAGAAGCTACTTTAGCAAACTCACCAAAACGACCACCACCGCTATTTTTATCAATAGCAAAAGCCTTGCGGTCTGCTCTGTTTTTTCTGACTATTTCATCTATATCCTGAAACGTAGACATATGGACATCACCAGTGTTTGTATCAAACCAACCTGTGGTTTTAACCATATTTTTGCCCCAGTCTTCGCTTATTTTAACATCTGCCATTATTGTGTTTAAACCTCAAAAAAGGTGATGATAAACCGCACCAACAACAACTATTGTCCATACCACCCAATTGTGTTTGTACATAAATTCTTTCATAAATCCCCCCTATAAAGGGGAGCGTAAGCCCCCCAATATTGGTTTAACCTCCTAGATTACAGAAGGTCTATTTTAAGATCAGCTACTTTAGCACTAGCTGCTTCATTACGAGATTCAAGAGTCCATTCTGACAAGAGTAATCTCTTCTCAGCGTCACCCGTCTTAGCAAGGTCATAAACCTTGAAAGGTCGTAAGTAAGCAACAGCCCACATGTCTTTCTGAATAATTGAAATAGTACGATCTCGACTAAATCGTGAAGGCACAACTTTCAACTCACCAAAGTCACTAACATAAATATCAGCAGCACCGATAATCGTACCCGGCCCAGTTCCTGACTGCTCACGGTACATCGTGGCAATACCACTGAATTGACTTGAGATGTTTTGCTTGTTAACAGCACCACAAAGCATCATTTCTGGATCTCCACCAGAAGTCCAAGCTGATTGGATAGCTGATTTAGCCATCGCTTCAGTTAGATCCCGTTGAGTTCCATCGGTGATAACAAAAGTAGAACCATTCAAAGCATAACTGGTTCCTGATGATACATTACTGCTCATCCAACTTTCCAAAGCACGGGTTTTACGAGATGTAGTACTAACGGATGCTACAGGTGCCTGTACTTGAGAAAGAGAAAATTCAATATCTCGCTTTAGCTCCTTACCTTTTTTAGCAACCTGATATGCTATTTCTGATTTTCTACCTGCTTTCAAAACAGATTCATGCGTACCAGAAATAATCAGCGTTTTAGCACTGATGGTCGTGTAGTTGCTAAGTCTGGTTGTAACAACTGAAGCATCAAGACCTGCTGAATCGTAGTCTTCACCTTCAAGCTGTTGGTTAACTGCTGCTGTTGCCAACGTATCGGTCTGCCATTCATGCGTTGTGGCTGAACATTTAGTTCGACCAATATTCGACATGAACGGTGTTTCCGTTGGGGCGATATTATAAATAACGTCTGTGAGGTCTTCTCTACCACCTACAGCCGTGGTGATGTTGGTTGCTACACCAACACCAAAAGTGTTTGCTTTTACTGACATTTTATTTACTCCTTAAAGAACTTAAAAAAGGCTACTACATTAACTCAAAGACGGCTGCTGCTATATCTTCTGTGCGACCCCCTCTTTGTTTAGCCAAATTTAATTTAGATTTATATTTTCCTGTTTTACTATCACGAGCTTGGGTGTTCTTACTACCACCTTTAACTACTCTCGGAACCTGCTTTATTTTCCTTGGATTTGACTTTTGAATCTTGTCGTATAACCTAGCCTTGTTTAATATCAACAAGCTCCTATGGTCTGTGACTCCATCCAAATCTTCCTTGGAATAACCAATATTAGTGGCGTATAGTTTAAGTTCTTCACTCAACTTCGCTCTCTTATCAGGGTTTTTCCAATCAGGCAATTTCTCACCTAACAAATCCATTTCTTTTGCTACAAGCTCCTGATGTTGCCTTGCATATTGCTGTTGCTGTTGTTGAGTAACTTGCTGTTGCTCTTGGGCAGCCCTTTGATGTCTGGTTTCTATATCACGCATTTCTTCCTTGCGTGTCATATAACCAATAGGGTCATCCTCCTTCAACTGTGCCCAGTCAATATTCTGGTATTGCTGGTATTGCTCATTCATCAACTGCTGAAACTGGGTTAATGCCTGATTATACTGTTGACGCTCTTGTGCCACAGCATTTTTTTCAGCATCAAAAGCCCTTTTTTCTTCAGCAAGGCCTTGAGTTTTTTGGGTGTAATCAGCACCTTTTTGATAGCCATTTTTGAGTTCTTCAAGGTCTACCTGTACCTGCTTACCCTTAACATTCAGGGTGTAGGTTGGTACCTCGACATCGTACTCTTCTGACTCTTCTTCACCTAATTCTGGCTCAGATTCATCACCTTCTGGCTGTTCTCCTTCCTGTACTTCCTGTTTTTCTTGTGTGGGTTCCTCTTCGGTGTGCCCACGATCTTGGGATGGCAGATAACTATCTTCTACCTCATCCAAAATACCTTTTTTTACAATTTCTTCAGCAGCATCTGTCTCACTTCTGAACTGTTGTGGTTCATCGACAGTAGCCACTTCTGGACTAACATCGACTCCCACACTTGGGTTAGTCTCAGCCATTTATTTTCTCCTTAATGTACGATTTTACTTGACAAGCCCTTTTTTGAGGTCTATATTAGAAAAAGATGTTCAAAAAGTTTAACCAACCACTAAAAGCAAAAAACAAAAAGCAAAAAGCAAAACCTTTGAAGCCTCTCTTCAAACTTCACTCAAAAACAAAGGTGTAAACCACTAATTATTATTAACTATCTGATGCTCCAATTCCAGCAACTACAGAAGCCATCCCTGATACAAACCAGAGAGAACCATCGCATATAATATCGACATAATCACCTGCCAAAGAACCAGAAGCAAATGTAATAACATCGTTACTAGAACCATTAAAAACGGCTGAATCAACAGTAGTGTCATGTGTAGCAGAAGAAACAACTCCAGCGAAAAATTCGCCAGATCCATGAATCGTCACCGTACACACAGCAGTGCTGTAATCCGCAGCCATAATAATTTTATAATTTAAACCAGCTTCCGGGGAATGAGGAAGAGTTACATCAACTCCATTCGCCCCCAGAAAAATAACTTTTCCACTGTCTGTTGGGGTTAGAGTCGTATCTGACGTTACTTTCTCGAAAGCCAACTTACGGGGTTGGAAAGCCCCGTGTACTACCATTTGATTATATCTTCCACCACCACTCATAATTTTGCTCCTTATTTCTGATACATGCTTTTGTTCTTAGATGCTCCACCAAAAGAACGCCCTTTTTGACACATAGACATTGACTGGTGTTTGTCTTCAGAACTAGAGCTTAAAAAGTTCTGCCTTAACTCTGATCTGCCACCACCACTGTCTTTGTAATGTGCGTTCTTAGGAGTAGGATATTTACCCTTGTTTTCCATACTATGCTCCCATTTCTTCTAATTGTTTTTTTGCCAGTTTACCTGTATCGGCATATGTTTTAATATGCCCATGTACGGTATCCAGCGTTTTGTACATCATCCAGACGTTTTCTCTTGATTGGGAATCTTCTACAGAAGTTTGCTCCCACGCCTTAAAATAAGCATCTTTCAAGTAATCGAAAGTTTGTTGGAATACAGGATTCTCTAAAAGATATTCTGCATCTCGCCCTTGCTTAACTTCTTGATGTAACGATGCTCCATCATCATTCATATTCTACCTTATTTTAATGTTATTTACCTAGTAAGCCACCTATTGGCTGTTGGTTACGCTCCAATATCTGTGGGATGTTTTCATCAAACACAACAAAGTTTCTTGTTCCTTGTCCTGCACGCCTTGAACCTTCATCTAAATATTTAATACCGGGGATGCCCCATTCTCGCAGTGCTTGCGAAACAGCAGGGGCTTTGTACCCACCGCCCAACTGGAAATATAACTTATCTCCGTGTGCTGATGGGTCAACCCCCATCTGTCTCAGTGCTAAATCCCCATCAACAAACTTATCATCTAGTAACTTCATTATATGTTTCTGATCTTTGATAGGCTTATCCCAATCAAGCATATTTTTTATTTGGTCATCAGGGAGATCAACTTTGTAGAAGTTACTATTTTTAGCTGGTGATATTTTTGCACCATGCCCATAACGATCAGCCGCCCGTTCAAGATAAAAAGCAGAATTTTCTAACAATCTATCTTCTTTATTTCTGTAAGGGGCTAAATCCTTTAGATATTGGCCTATGGTTGCACCCTTTGGTCTTGACCCAAACCACTGTGTTAGTGCATCTAATGTTTCATTATCTGCCCCCGGAAATTGTGCTTCCTTGCCATCTATTTTTGCCCTGTATTGTGCTGTGTTTCTTTGGTACTCTTTTGCAACATTAGGATTCTCCGCTAAATACAACCCATGACCATACGCCTGTGCCCCTTCGCCTGTACCAACCTTATCCATTCTAAACTTGTTAAATATATGCGGTGAACCGTGGTATGTAGTCATCCCAGCCATAGGCATCATAGCTAGTGTGTCTTCCATCATCTGGCGTTCCATTCTTGCTTTATCAGCAGGGTCTTGCATCAAGCTGCCGTACATCCCACCATACTGTGCCCTTTGAAGTGGAGTGTCATCGTTCAACATACCATGCCTTGACATATTGACATCCCTTCCCAACTGTACCTGCTCTGCCTGTCTTGCTACATCAAGTAATCCCATTTAATCCCAAGAAGGTTTAGTGTAGTCTTTCTTTTTATTTGGTACAATACGAGTTCTAAACTCCTTGTCTTCACCAAACTTTTTAGCGACAGCATCGGCACCAGACTTTACCTTGACTCGTCTAATCACCAATCCTCGCTTAGTATTTTTCATCGCCTTCAATTCTGTACCCTGAATAATTTCCAGTATGTCTTTCAGCATCCATTAATGTTGACATATTTTCCATTAACCAATCTTTAGCTTCTTGTTTTGTGTCAAATAATTCCTGCCCTTCCCCACCATTCCACGATAAAACCCAGCCCTTGAGTTCTGATTTTTCACCCCTCCTGCCTATGTATTCCTTACCACGCACATTTATAATATCCCCTTCTATTTTAGCACTGGGGGAAGAAAATTCTTCGTGTCCTCTACCACTATGGTTTTTCCATTTCATTTTTCCAGACCAATTTAGTTGGGGATGGTAGGTCTTTAGCCCTTGTTTTGTTTCCATTGGTTGATCCAATAAACCACCTTCTGGCAATAAATAAGGATAGTTGTAATCTATATAATGTAATTGGTTAAAAGATAGTTCAGGATACCTGTCTTTATTTACATATTGTGATTTAGTTCTAGGGGGTGCAAACTTTCCTTGGCTTGTTCTACCCACAGAATCCACATTATGTCCTGCCTGTAAAAGACCTTTTGGGTCATAATTCTGGGATTGCATCCAACCCTTAATATCTTGCATGGATGCACCACGCTTGTTCCCATATTTATCCTGTAGATAATCGTGTATGCTTAAAAGACCCTTGCCAGCATCCATACCACCCAACAAGGCACCAGTAACTGGGTGTATTCGCCTTAACAATCCTCCAGCTTTTTTTGCCAAATTAGCCATTAATCACCAACCTTGACCGCCCTTGCTTGTTCCCTTTCAACTTCCAGTTCCTCAACTTTAAGTGCGTGTTCTGCGGCTTCCATTTGCATTTCAGCCATTAACTTCTCTTTCTCAAATATTATCTTTTGAATTTCAACTTGTGACTTTTGCATTTCTATTTGATTTTGCTCACGCTCTGCCTGTAATTGTGATTGTAATTTAGCCACTTCTATTTGGTTCTTTTGCTGGTCTTTAGACATATCAACCTGCATACGCACTTGTTCAAGCCCTTGACGCTCTTTATCCATCTGCATCTCTGCTTGCATCTTCTGGCCTTCCATCTGCATTTTCTGCATCTCGATCTGTGCTTTCATCTTATCGGCTTCAGCTTTCGGATCAGGTGGAGGTGGTTGTGGTTGTGTCGTATCTGGGTTGCTTATAAAACGATCAAAGTTTTTATAGCCCATTGACTTTAACGCTTCCCCAACCATGTTGTAGACATTCTTTGGGCTAACCATGTGCCTAAAGTCTGGATCTTGCCGTATAGCGACATAATTTTGAGCCAACATCGCCATATGGTTGATTGCTTGATCCCTATTGCCATGCCCAAGGCCGACATTAACCGATACATTAGCATTGCCTTTCCATTGTGTTGGGTCTACCTGCACCCACTGGTTTCTTAGTTTAATAACGTCTGCACGATCCTGATGTTTGATAATCAAACCATACATCTTCTTAAACATATCCTTGATGCCAGTTTCTGAAAAAATACGCACCATTAATTCAAGACGGGCATTAGCAGCATCCATTTGTGCATTTGCCGGGCCTGCTTTAGCGTTATTCAATACATCAGGGTCTATGCCTGTTCTGAACTTTGAAACGCCTGTGCGACCATCTCTTATTTGATCTACATAATTCAACAACTCAAAACTACCATTAGGCAATGGTGGGGTGTCCAAGCGTGTTACCGCATTAGGAGTTTTTACTCTAATTACACCGCCCGGTCTTGAGGTCAACAAGTCATCAAGATTAGCCTGACCTTCAAGCATCGTAAACCTGCCGTTGTTTAAATTATAAATATTGTCAAGAATGTTTCTAATGAGAGTTGATTTTACAATCTGTATATCCACTACCTTATCTGACAATGACAACCCGTAGTATTTATGCGGAACTGGAATGGGACAAATAGAGGCAAAGGGCTTCTCATCTATTGGCACGTTCTCCAATATTTTATTTCCAGCCTTCGTTATCTTCCGTAACTCTGCGTGTCCGTCACCATCCCAATCCACTTTCATGTAGCCTTCTGTTATCCAAATTTTTCTCCCTGAATTGTTGTTATTAAAATCACTGTCTCTACTGGTGTACGAATCATCAAAATCGTGTCTTGCGCTGGATTCATCATTCCATTCATGGTCATCTTCTCCTGCCATTTCGTCTAATTCATCATCAGAAACATCAGGAAACATGTCTTTAATTTCAGAAATTGTCAACCTTACTCTATGACCAACAAAGTCTGCTTCATCTAGGCTCTTTGCTCTCTTGGAAACTAATAATTCTTCTGGGGGGATTACTTCAACTCTTATTCTACCGTTATCTTTAATACGTTCTACCACTGCATCATGGTAGCGCATTATTTGTGGGATTTGCCCTTCCACTGAAACTTCCTCTTGAGTCTCGGAATGCTCCACCACTTCAATTTCTTCATCGCTAACCAATTTAGCAAACGCAAAATCATCAAGGCCACTGTATTCCTCTCTTTCGATAGTAGGTGTGTCATCCCACCATATCTTTGAAACTCCAGTTTTTTCAAGCAAGGCATCTTTTGCCATGTCGTGTATAATGCTAAACCCATTGTTCCTTTTTTCAAACAAGTAGTTTACATAGTCTGTAGCTTGTTCTGCCTCTGCTTCATCTTCTGGGCCAGTAGGCTCAAATTCTGCTATGCGGTCACTGCCTGTAAAAACCTTCATAATATGTGGCATAGCCCATTCAACTACTTCAAACACATCATGGGACACCACCTGAGAACGCCCTTCAATTTCGTTACCTATTGAATTACCATAATAATACTCGACAGCCATGCGTCTTTGCTCTGAAAGATCACCATCATGCCTACCTATAGAATTATTTGACTCCCAGTCAAACATAGACTTTAATTCGTCTTCTGTCATCTTTGTCTTTGACCTAACTGCTTTATTTTTTGCGCTCACGCTTGTTCACCTTTTTTTGTCCGACTGTTTTTCGTTTAATTAAGTCAATAATTCCAAGTTCTTTGTCGTTGGTTGCAAAACTTTCACTATTGCCAAAAATCAATTCAACCTTAGACTCAAGATTTTTAACACGGTCTTCTAATTCAATTATTTTAAAGCTGTCTTTAAGGCTCAAGGTACTCTCCTATATTATGGCATATCCTGTGACAATTAGCACACAGCATTATACACTTTTTCCATTCCTTTACGATACTTTTCCAAGACCTGTCCATAGAGCAGGAATTAAGAGTAAACTCCTTTGCTTCTACATGATGAAAATCAAACACTACATCTGGAAAGATTTTGCCGCAATCATGGCATCTACCGTTGGACATTTTAACTAATTTTTTTCTGCGCTTTAATCGTTTCAATTTTTTTTTCTCAGATAAAATACTCAAACTATCCCCATATGACTATATTCCAAAGGTTTGTTAAAACCACCGCCAAAACTTTGGTAAGCAAATGTCAGGCAAAACGCATCAGCTAAATCAGGAGACTTTAGCCCACGCTTTTTCATATCTTCCTTGCTCTCTGCTTGTAGTTTCCCCAAGCTGGTATAGGTAAACTTTACATTAGCAAGTTCATCAATCAGGTCTTCATCTCTAGGCATACTGACTGCCATCGTGTCAAACCAATCACGAGCGTTAAACCAGAGTTCATCCCTCAATCTATTGTAGAGATGTTCCACCGCTGGCCTTTCTGCGACATTGACTCCCCTAGCAGGTAGCCCCATCTCCATGAGTCGATCCACCACGCCACTCCCAAGTCCAATGGAATCCACCAATATTTCCTGTGGTCTTTCGCTTGGGTTGATTTCAGTCTTTTTGTATTTACTGGCAATAATTCCACAGGTCTGCATGAGGTCTTTACCTCTCCATGATTCGACCTTACCAACAATTCTCCTGCCTTGCCTAATACATAAAGCGGTACTGTCCGAACCAAATCTGGCAACATCTAACCCCCATACAACAGGTTCATCTTCTGGAATTTCTATTGCTCTTTCAACGCTACTTTCCAATAAAGACAACGGCATGATGCTGTCATCGTCATCTTTAGGGAAATCACCTAGCACACGCACACGATAGATATTGCTGTCTATCCCGTATTTCTCTTCCATTTGCTCAATATATTTGGAACTTACCTGTTTGCTGTCAGCACATGAGACTTGCATGGTAGTCCAGTAAGAACGCATCTTGTTAAACGCATCAAAGAAATAACCTGATGTTCTGGTAGGATTGCCTGCTAGAAATGTCTTCGCTCCTTTGGTAGACATCGCACCTTCACCTACCTCAAAGATAATAGGTTCAATACCAGATGCTTCATCCACCATAAACAACATGTTTTCACTATGAAAACCTTGGAATGCTTCAGGAGTTTCCTTCCTTGCTGTACGAGCAACAGCAAACGATTCGCTAGGTGCGGATACTAATTCTACTCTGTCGTTCTTTACAGCCAGAAGCGACTTTAGCCCCACGGGTAGTTTCCTGTACCACTTTGCGATTTCGCCCCACAGTACATCGGACAACTGGTGCCCCGTTGGAGCAGTACAAGCGACTTTTGCGGGATATCGGGTTAATAACCACCATAGGATAATCCAACTTTCCAACGCAGATTTCCCCACGCCATGACCTGATTTTACTGCCACACGATCATTATTCTTAATCGCAAGCATGGCTTTTTTCTGCCATTCTTCTGGTTCGACACCCAAGGCTTGAGTTACAAACCTGTAAGGGCTATCATACCAAATCTTTAGCCTTTTCCTAACGTCTGCGTTTGAATCAACAACTGCGCTTGAATCAACAACTGCGTTAGTTTCTGACGATGCCTTCATCAGCAAACTCCAAAGGTTCTACATGATCGTTCAAAAAAGCAGGCATCCCTTTCCCATTATAGGAACCAAGGATATTAAAATGAAAAAATTCTAGTGCTTCATCGGCAGACATGCCATCACGCTGCATCATAATTTCAAGAATCTTTTCCGTACTATAAAGCACGGTTTCTCCTCTACCGTATGAAGTAATAGTGCCCACAACAGCCTTATCAAAACCATCTGCGGTCATCATTTTAGTTTAAACTCCATGTTCATCGTTGTCCTCTATTGGTGTTACATCAACGATATCAGCACTGTTAATCTGTTTTAATGCTTCCACGAAATTAACCTGCACTGTGTTTTCCTTGTGAAGTTCTTTAGGAATAATACTGGCAACCATCTTACAAAAAGACATGGGATCTTTTTCTGCTGCCTTGTCAAGCAAATTCATACCTCTGGTTGTGCCGTTAGTTCCATTGGTACGCTTATTCCAATAGGTGTGTATGTCTTCTAAAAAGTTATTAGAAAGCTTATTTCTGGCACCTTTAGGTCTGCCCTTTCTATTGGGCTTTAAATTAGGATTTATCTTTAATACCCCATCTTCCAATCTCTTGTCTCCCAAAAATCACATTCCTCAACATTTGATTTTGTTACTGCCCTTGGATGTACCACCTTGTTTGGTATTAACCACATCAAGCATGAATTGCAAACCCAACATTGCCTTGTTGTTATATAATAAACCGGGTCTGATGATGGACAGGTAGTAAACAAATAAGTGTCTTCGTCAGCGTATTTAATTTTACTGCAATCCATTTTGCCGTAAGCAACCATAGGGCATACAAATATGTCATCAACCATTCTATTGTTTTCGTAATCCCAGTATAGCGTGAGATTGTTTGGCACCTCATCAACTTTAAAAACATAGACACCTTTCTTGGGGAGTTCCCCAATATACATGGATGGTTGTTCTGCTAACGCTAAATCGGCACAGCTAGTCACTAGAATCATTAAACATATCAACTTGACGCTCATACTTTTTAATAGTGTGTTCAGCATTCATTACCCATTCACTTAAATTAATAAACTCTAACCTATCTATAGACCTGCGATCACCATCGACTTGCCATTCTACATACGGCAACTCGTGCATAGGATACTTCTTAGCGACCGTTACGCTTCCTGCGCAGCCACCAAGCCATAGGATTCCTGCGCATATCACCAACATCCTTTTTAAGCTGTATATCTGATTCATTGTCAACCTCATTCAATTTCTTAAGATGTTTCATCGTGTTTTCTGCTATTTCGCTTTGTAGTACCGATTGTGCGTCTTTGCGTATTGTTCTATATACAAGACCAAGCACAACCAGCACCCCAAGTATTCCCCATACTGTAGACATAAATTACCCCCAAACGTCTGTTATGTTTCCCTTCCCCACTTCTGGTATATGTGGGGCTTTAGTAGATTCAGGTGTTGGGGTTTGGGTTGAACCCACTTGAGAAATAACTGACCCCTCGTTCATGCCACCTTGCATGGTGCTATTGAACCCAACGAATCTATTCTTCAATGAATAATATGGATGATCCACTCCTGCATCTATTGCACTAATACCTTCCATCAATACCCTTTCTTTTTAACTGGCTTCTTTCTCTGCGTAGTTCTTTTTTTTCGTGCTTCTATGTTTGCTTGTTTAGCTCTATATTTGCTAACTCCTTCTATTCTCCCTGCTTCATTAGCTCTATTTATTATGCGATTAATTAAAAACTTAGAAGCTGCTGGCCCCATATCATCAACTTGCTTTAAAAAAGAATTAGTACGAGCTTTATCTGCATCATGCTTTTTCTTACTCAAACCAGATATCTTCGTCACCGCCTTTTTTTTAGGTGGCCTACCTCTTGTTGTCCCGTAAGTTCCTTTTCCTGATGGCATTATTTTCTTCCCTTTCTTGGTTTCCAAGATGCTTTTGTACCTTGGCTTGTGTGTACTATTTCGATTTCCATGTTCTCTAGCATATCCTGCCAATGACTTGATATACCCGTAGATTCATCACATGGGTCAGTTTCTAGGTCTTTGGCTGTCCAGATTCGACCTTCCCTTTTTTCCTTTTTGCGTGTAATTTTAAGCTGTCTAACCATTCTTCATCCGTTAATTCATCTTCTATATACAATTGTATCATTTTTTTTACGTCTTTAACGTGTTTTTTCAATGCTCGTTGTGCTGAAAATTTATTTGGGAAAATTTTTTTTGAATAGGAATTGTCAGAATTTTTTTCAGAGATTGTGTGGGTGACACCAATTTCAACAACCCACCCCCCTT